GTTCAAAATATAAAAACAATAATTATTGCGGTTACTTTCATTAATAATCTATCCTCGGATCGTTCCCTTCATCCCATCCAAACTCTATAACCCTTTGCTGCGTCCAGCCAGCCCTTGCTTTACGCCCGTCATCTACCCCAACCTTATACTCATTGATCGGTTTCTTAATTGGTTCATCCTCTGTCCATTCATCCATCAATGACTCCTTTCTTGATTGATTCTCCAACCACCATGTCTATATAATGTTCCTCAATATTTGCTAGTTCAGCTTGTGAGAATTTTAATATTTTGTTCTTTCTAGCATTAAATTCATCGAACTTATTATCGTCCCAACCAAACTTTTCTTTAAGATTGATCCACATTTTAGCTTGCTCGCCAGAATTATTATTGCATCTAGCGCATTGGAGATACACCAACTCTTCATCGAACAGAATGTTATTACATCTACCCGAAATTAAGTGTCCTGCTTGCATTTCCTTCCAATGAGTCTTTCTTTTACAAGAAATACATTCTCCGATGCCGTAGCTATTAGAATCTCTAAGTCTTATATACTTCGAGAAAGCTTTCCATGCATAAAGTTTTTGAGTTTTATAGCTTCTTTTTCTCATTGTTTAGAAAGCCTTTTTTGTTTATTATATATACTTTGTGCATTCTTTCCTCTCAAGGCAAAATAAGCATAACAGAATACCCGCCTAAGTTGAGTTAGGCTTAAATCGCTTTGCTTTCTGAGAATACATCTCATCGCATATCCGCTGTTTTCTTTCTTCATCATTGAGGACATATAGTCTACTTTTCGCATTATTCTCCTTACATTTATCACACATTATTTTTAGTTCTTTATTATTCTTTTGTAGAAATATTTTAAAACATGTATTACACTTAAGTACTAACATTAAAGCCACCGATCACATTGTTCTAAACACCAAACTAAATATCTGATAAAAAGTACAATTATCGGCACAAACATAACCATAAATAGTAATATAAGACCTATAGTTTCAAACACTTCTTTCATTCTTGCACCTCCGCTTCATTCGGTAACGGTAAATATATGCCTAGCTCTAAGCTAGCCCATTCCCGTATTTCAGTTAAGTATTGTTCCATAGATGAGGTATCCAACGAGCTGGTTGATCGTGGCACAGGAATTGGTTGTTCTTTAATAACTACATGATCTAAAAGGAACAAGTATTTTAAGCATTCATGTATTTCGTCTTTAGTGTGTCCTGTGTGATCTGATATTAAAGGCAAAATTACTCCGAAATAGTACCTATTCTGTGGATTACTTCTAGGCGGTTTCCCTGGCTTTCTAACTACGATCTCAATCTCTGTGCCGTTCTCAAACGATTCTAGGTACTCGTGGTATCTAACCATATCGTTTGGGAGGACTTGAGCGTTTTTGATACTGCCTTTAAATATTGGATTTATTTTATTCATTTAATAATTCCTCATTTTCATATATGTTCCCAATGACGATTCCTTTGACAATAGGTGATTTAGTTAGCCTTTGCATAGAGACACCTCCACACTTTACTGATCCTAGCTCAAAGGTTATGGTCCCTATAATTTTCTGACCACACCAATTAATCGCTTCTACAATATCATCTTCATATATTTCATTATTATTTCTATCGTTCAAGCCAACATATTGCATAAATATTAAATCCCTAAATCCAATCATTGCATCACATGGCGCAGGCTTTATATACGCCTCTTTGTGTTTAAAATCCATATCTAGCACTTCACTCATAAACTCTTCATCAATTCCTTCGTACCAAGCTCTAAACTTATATTCTCTTAATCCCATATCTCCACCACCTTTGATCTGTATCTCGGATGTTTAAAGTAAAATAATCTTAATGCCGAAAGAAAGCACTCGTAATCGTAATCATTAGTGTGCTCTTTGAAGCCGTATTCGCCGTTGTGTTTAAGGTATAAAGCACCTCTTTTAGTGGCGCAAAACCCCTTATTATCTTGGTTATATGCTAAGAAGTAGCCAGCAGTCTGCAATCGAGTTCTTGGATAAACACCGCCCGTTTTCAAATCTATACACCAACGCTCACCACCTATATCCATGATCCGATCTACCGTGCCACAGTATACACTTTCTTGATTATCTTGGTCACAGCCAGAAAACACTTTCTCAACCAACACAGGAATAGCCTTTAAATCGCCTAGGAAGCGTCTGTAAGCTGTTAAGTACCCTAAAACGGAGTCGTCTTCGTTGTTTTCTAAAAGCCCAGTGTCGTGCAATTCTGTGGCTTTATGGACTTTTGTGCCCAACTCCATAGCCCTCTCTAATCTTTCCTCTGGCATATGAGCCATGTCGAAGTGCCAAATGTCGCTTATGATCTCATTTACGCCAGGTGCTGGCTTGGAGTCTATGAAGTATTTATGGTTTATTTTGTCGAAGTATATACTCATTTTTAATCTAAATACGCTTGTATGCCAGGAATACTAGTTAATTCTTTATTTGATCTGACAGTTTTCCCGATCTCTACCTCATTAATTGATAAATATTCTCTTGGGACCAATGTTGCATCTATTATTCTGAACTTCCAAGTTCTTTTAATCCCTAATCCTACGACTTTATCTATTGTTTGAACTGCTTGTTGTGAAGGAGCAACTTCTTTTATTTTCTCTTCTATCTCTTCTACAGCTTTATCGTTCTCTTCCCATTTCTTATCTTCGGCTTCTTTCTTTAATCGTTCTCTTTCTTTTTCCGCTTCTTCTTCTTGCTTTTTACGCTTTAATTCTTCCATTTTAATTTCATACTTTTTACAAGCATTTTTAACGATTTTCTCAGCTTCTTCCACTGGCTCTAATAGTTGATTTTGTCGGGATTTAGCTTCTTTGTGCGCTTCATGAGCTTTTTTTACAATTGGATTAAATATTTCCTTAATCTTAGCTTTAATTCTCTTGATTCCTTTTAAATTATTAGCACAAGCTATATATGTTAATTGATCTACAATCTTGACCGATTGAACTTGTGTTAATATTAACTGAGATTCTTGTTGTATTTCTTCTGAGTTTTCCATAATGATTTCCTTAGGCTGTTTGTAGTTTAGATTCAATTTTTATTAGTTCAAAGTCTGTAGCTTCGCTTAGTTTCTCCGCTAAACCGTTATCTGTGCGCCACACCTTAAACTCATCTGGCGTAGGGAATTTGTCTTTAGCTAGCTTAGTTACTCTTTCAAGGTTTGATTGAGATTTAGGTTTATCTCGTTCCATCGACTTTTCGCCATCATCATCTTCCGCGCCAAGCAAACATAGAGCTGAAAGTGAGTATCTACGGGCATAGCTTATAGCCGAACCAAGGTCTTGCATATTGTGTTTAGTGAGTTCTAGCTTCATCTTGCCTACAATAATTTCTCCTGACTCGTGCATAAGCGTTGTAACTAAATAACTTCCGTGTTCATCCGCTTCCATTGTTTGTACTATACAAAGCCCGTTCTTAAACAAAGGTTCTTTAATTACTGCCAACACTGCGTTAAGATCAGCATATTTACTCTTAAAGTATGGATTATCCGAAGATTTAATCGCATTTCCCATTTCGTTTTGTGCTTTTGCTAGTGCTACTGTTATGTTTTGTATGCTCATTTTAGTCTCCTGTCTCGGTTAATTCTTTTATATATGAGAACAATTCATCCAAGTTCTCGAATTTCTCGCAAACAACTTCTTCAATATAAATTGACCACTCATTATCTGTTTTGCCAGAACTATAAGCTATCCACTGTTGTTCGATTGAAATTAGCCTATCTGGATAAACTTTTTTTAGCTGGGCTATAAGTTCATCTATCTTCATAAGATCACCGCCAATATTATGATCGTACACATTATAATTGAGCCGATTACGCAAAAGGCGCAACTTTCTAACTCTTTTGTTTTATCGTATAAGTACCATTCTTGTTCAGGTATATTATTCATTATTACCTCCGTATTTAAGCTGAAGCCTAATTCTATCGTATTCTTGGATTTCGCTATCATCTAAGTGATCCCAGGGGTCAAACACTTCTCCGCCAGCACGTTCTTTGGCAATTTCTATTAGCCCGTTTAATCTAGCTTGTAGGTCGTTTTTATTCATTCTTATCACCGATTACCTCAATATGGTCTGTAATGCTAACTCCATCTGAATCACAACCAAACATTTCACCGTAATAACCTTCGTCACAGTCACCACACCACCATTCGCCAGCGGGGAATTTGATTTCTTCGTACTCCATTTCTGCGTGGCAACTAGGACAGTTCGTGGTCTAATCCTTCCGCACAATCTTCGCAATATTCTTCATTAGAGAAAACTACACAATCTTCCAGCCATAGAGGAATCTCGCAGTATTTACAGGACGCGTCTTTAATAATTACCGGCATTTCTTGGGTGTGGTAGGCTTGAGTTGATTCTAGTTCGTTGTGGTTTATATGGTTCATAACTGCCTCCTTTGTTTCTCTAAGTATAGCGCTTTTTTAAATAAATGTCAAGGCCTTTTTTAAAATAAACTACTCTTGGCCCATTACGGCCTTATACTTAGTCTTTTCGTCCACGAAGTCCCTAAGCATATAATACTTTGGTTTATAGTACATTTTAACGCGACCTGTCATGCCGTCACGGTTCTTGGCTACATTAAGAATGAATTCGTTTTCTGACTTTGAGTTGTCGTAGTGCCACGGCCAATGTAATAAAATAACTTGATCCGCGCTTTCTTCTAAGAAGCCTGTAGCTTTTAGGTGGTGTAGCTGTGGTTCTTTATCTTCACGGTCAGCCGAACTTACTCTATTTACTTGCGAACAAACAACTAAGGCATAGTTGTTACGAATAGCACTTTCTCGCATTTTAGATATGTGTTCGTCTATCATGTCCTTTTGCGACTTGCCACCGCGTATTTCTTGTATGTGGTCCAAGAATATAATGTCCGGCTTTAAGGTTAAGTTTTCCACAACTTTATCCACAAACGCCCAGTCCTTACCAATACAGTCCGAAATTATTAGCTTAGACTTCATGTTGTTATTGCAGAAAGTGTCGTACTTATCGCGTATTTCCTTGTCTTTATTGTAGCCATTTTTAAGGAGGTCCATATTATGCACCTTTTGGTCTAAGCAAAAGATTCTTTCTAATATGCGTTCTTTTGGCATTTCCAACGACAAAAACAGTACACGCTTGCCTTGCATGGCCAGGTCATAAGCCAAGTTAAGCACAAACATGGATTTGCCGTTTGAGGTTCTCGCCCCAACCACTAGCATTTTACGCTTATGTATGCCCCACAGCTTATAGTTAAGTCCAGGCATGGTTTCTATTGGCAGTTCAGGCTTGGAGCCACGCGCCAACAGTTCTGCAAGTAGGTCTTTAGCTACCGCTTGAAACGGCTTTAAGTCGGTTAAGCTCGGATTCTTCATTACTAAGCCTTTCTTTTAGGTTGTTAATAATGCATAAAGTGAATGAGGCGTCGCGTTCCACATGAAACAATTCTTTCGTGTATAGGTTGTTAAAGTAGTTAATTTCGGCCTTGGTTTGTGCAATATCGTCTGGTAGCGCATCAGCTAGTTCTTTGTTTAAGTTACATCCAGCGTTTGTTTTCATGGTTTTCTCCTTTAGTTTCCCATGTTCTTACACAGGCTTGCCAGTTTTTCATTTTGTTTTTACCAACCATCCAGCCTTTTGCTTCATAGAAGTCCACGAACTTGGTTGCATTTACGCCGTTGTTTCTTTCTTCGCAATAGGCCTTTACTTCGCTTTTAGTTGGTGTTTTAAACACTATATTATCTTTATTTCTATTTACATTTACATCTCTATTTACATTTACCATATGAGTTGACATATGTTTTTCATGTGTAACTACTTTGTTTTTAGATAAGCGGTTGTTACGCCTAGACTTAGCGTATTCCTTCCTTTTATTAACCTCTTCTTCAAGCCTCCGGTTGAAGTACCTTCCGCTCGTCTTACATGCCAACTTACCTAAAACTTTTTCCGAAACTTCTCCGCGCACTATAATTTCTATTTCCTCTAGCGAAAGCGAGCCTTTATCAGCTAAATGGCAAAGAATTGTTGTGTATTGGCCAACCTCTTCCATTGTCATTAGTGCTGTGCCAACTATGAAGTCGTGGTGGTAGAATAGAAATGCGGGGTCTTTTGCCATTTTAAATTCCTTTTAAATTAATTTTGTATTTATTAAATAATTTGCTTGGCACTAATATGCCTAGTGTAAAATATTTTATAGGATATTTATGATAAGCAGAAAAACCTCGGAACGGCTGAGAAAAAGATATTTTCCTTAATTCTTCTAATGGTATGGTGTATAAATCTTTAGAAGCAAAATTTAGATAGTATATAAAGTCAATTTTACTAAACACCCATCCAGATTTTTTCCTTTCAACGCTGCATATTTCTACCATTTCAATGGCTAAGTTGCCAGTTTGGTTCATCTTTGTATCTGTTTTTACGTCGACACTTACTTCTCCTTCAGGGTTTTTTACTATTATATCAATTCCTCTTTTAAAATAATTAGAGTCCTTAGATACATCAACGGCTTGTTTTCCGCATGAAAGAAGATAATTTAAGCACAAAGTGTTTCCTTCTTGGTGTTCAGGCTTATTAACTTCTTCTTGGAAACTATATATTGTCAATTTCGTCCCCCCACGAAGCCCATCCTGCTCGCTTTTCACGAGCAAATAGTTCAATTTTATTTCCACTAGGATAGAGCGTTTCAATTATTTCGTAGAATATGTCTGGCTTTTTTGAATGTATTTTATTCTTTTCAACAGAAACAACGCTATCAAACAGCTTTTTAACTTCAGGTGTAAAACTACCTTTAGTACACACAAGAAGAAACTCATGCCTAACAGAATTGTAGTGCCCCATATTATGATCAACTTTATCCCAAACGAAAGACGTTTTGTATTCAAAGCCCCAAGCAGAGATAACCTTAAAGGAGTCCTCTAATAATGGTGAGGTTGTCCACAGGAACAAAACTGTATTATCATGGAAAGATTCTTTAACTTCAAGATCACATAGTTCTTCAATGCTTAATGTTCTGTAGTGTTTAACCGCGCCACCAAGTTTTTTTGTGTCTTGTTTGTCATTATATTGCCAAGGTGGATCAGCGTATACCACATTAAACACGCCCTCTGGCATTGTTGGAGTAATATCTATTACATTATCATGTCGATTATTCGACATGAAGATTGAATTAATCCAATTATTAGCGGTTTCTTTGGTAACTCCTATTGCTTCACAATATTTACCCCATTGGCTTCTTTTGCTTTTATCTTTTCTAAGAACTTCCCTGGCAATATAGATTTCACTGGCCATGCCAATAGTTATGTTTTTCCATTTATAAACAATGGGTTGCATTTTGTTAATAGAATCCTCGTAGTCCCAGTTTTCAGGTATTTCTGGTTTTTCTATTCCTTCAAGTTTAATCAATCCATTCATTTGGGTTTCTTATCCTTTCTCTTTGTCCGCCTCTTTTAGCTAAAGCACCTAATTCGCCTACCAACCAATAAATGTCTTCATTGATTATTGAGGCTTCTAAAAGAAGTATGGTTGATAAAAATAAAGCCTCGGTGTCTCTTTTGTCGGTGTAATTGGATACAATTTTTAAGTTTTCGGTAGGGCTAATGTACTCGGTGAACTTTTCTTTCAACGTAGCTCCTTCGGCTGGAAAAACTGCAGGGGCCGAGAGGGTTATGAGTTCTCTCGTTGTGGAAAAGGACGCAGCAAACCCCTGCAATTATTATTTTGCTCTAAGTACTATCGATTTTGTTTGGTGAGTCATAATTACTCGTCCTTTAAGTTCTTTCCAATATAACACCAATTTTTTGCAAAGTAAATACTTTTTTTAATTATTTTTTTTTAATTGTTTACACGGCAACACATTAGTACTATAATAGAACTTGTCAAGGGGAACTATGTCTATATTAAAACTATATTCCGACTCTGAAAGACTTATCGAACTCTCACCTTACCTATCCTATCTCTCGTACTACCGCTACTGCCAACAAAACGGAATATACTCCGGAAGCCTTAATTAATGGAACAATACCTCAAAGACATTATTGCAAGTTATCCTACAAAGCCTTATCCAAAAGAATATTGGGAAGCCAAGGAAGCCGAATTTACCAAGCTAATGGAAGCAGACGATTTATATAAACGCTAAATCTATATGCGAATCAATCCAGACAAACAAGAACGTAACTTTCTTGAAGTACGGGGCGAGTGGGGAATTAACGGATACGAAGCGTTTGATAGACATTTAAGAAAGTTGCATGAAGCGGTACTAAGAGGGCAGGACATTCGGTTTGCGGGATTATGGTTTAGCCGATGGTCTGATGTTGTGATAAGGAAGATTAAATGAAACACTACACTTGTGATAAATGCGACAAGCCAATGGATAAACAAAAAACCATGCGTATAAATTCTTGGGATTATGATATTTGCGAGGAATGTGCTAGAGCCATAAGCAAAGGGTTAGAACACAAAGGAACTCTGGTATTTTCGGAAGATAAGCAAATATTTGATACATTAAATAAACAACCAAACAAATTCGCGGATCAACGCTCTGATTGTGTAAGCGAGAAATATATATAATGCCTAGACCTACTAAATACGACAAAACATATTGCACTCGGCTAATTGAGTTTTTCTCACTCTCTCCTACCGATAATAATGGTAAAGCTAATGAGTACCCTACCTTTAGAGATTTCTCTCGCTCGATTGGTGTAACTCATAAGACCGTAACGGGTTGGAAGAATAAGAACCCCGAGTTTCTACTAGCTTTCGAAGAATGCAAGGCATTGCAAGTCAACTTCATACTTAAGAACGCTTTAGCTGGTCGCTTTAACTCTAGTTTTTCAGCTTTCGTTTTAAAGAACATTGCAGGTTGGCGGGATTCTAAAGACGTTAATCATTCAGGCGAGGTTACTGGAAACGAAACTAAAGTAATCATAGTACACAACAAAGAAGGACAAGATAAGTATGAAAAAGAAAGTCGAGTTGCGGAGGTAGTTAAATGACCTTCAATACTTCACTAGCATACGCAGTAGGTTTAATGGTTGGTATAATGATGATGAGCGGTTGTAGTACCGTAGTAACTAAGTATACATACGATGATCGCGGAAACGCTGTGCCAGTTGAAAGGATAAGGTTGCGCGGGATAGGTGAAGCTAAAGTAAGCAAAGACGAATACGAGATAAGCTCCGAGCCTTGGGTAAAAATACCTGAGTTGCCGAAGCTTGAATTTGAGAAAGATTAATGAAAGATAAAAGCCGATTAGCTGTGTATGTTCCATTATACTTAGCTGTTTTAATAGACATTGTATTGCTTAAATACTTGGGAGTTGGCGTGTTCTCGGTTGTGTGTGTTGTGTTACTAGCTACTGGGGTATTTGTTTTAGATATAAGAGATTACATTAAGTACAGGTTGCCTAAAGAAAGGCATGTAGTTTCAGATATAGTTAATGCGGATGCAGAGAGTAATGTAAAGGCTATGACATGAGGTATGTAGGCATGATAACGGATAGAGGTTGGTATGAAAGCGACAAGTTAGATAGGCATGGCAATATTACCTATATGACTAAAGACAGACCACGCATTTATTCAGACGAAGTACCTATGGCGGATTACAAGACATTTAAATCAATGGAAGTGCGGGAGATTGTAAGGTTCTGCGATAAGGTATTATGATTAAGTTCTTTCTCATAGGTTGGGCGTTATTCTGGATTTTGATAATTGTAGCGTATAAGGTGACATTTTGAAGAAACTATTAATTACATGTTTATTTATATTACTAGCAACAACGGCACAGGCTAAGACTTATGATGCTCTTGTCGTAAGCTGCTACGACGCAGACACGTTCACGTTAGATATAGATTTAGGTTTTCATATAACAATGCGGGAAACAGTTCGCTTGAATGGAATAGATACCCCCGAACTCCGGACAAAAAATGCAAAAGAGAAACATCATGGTTACAAGGCTCGGGATTACGTACGGGGGTTAATATTAGGACAGATCGTTGAGATTGAGGTTTTTAAAGAAGATAAGTACGGTCGGTATTTAGTGGATGTGATTATGGGAGATACAACATTAACCGAGATGCTTGTGAGTAAAGGATACGGTTACCGGTATGATGGTGGGACCAAACGTAGCTGGGCAGATATACTTTAACAATATGCTAAAAAGGAGCAGTTATGTTAAAAAAGTTAAGAAGCACTAAGGGTGAAGTATTTACAATAGGGTTATATTTAATAGGCGTTGTGGTATTAGGCGGAATTTTTCACACCGCGACGAGTGATGCGGATCGTGTGCATGACCACAGCAAGGTGATCGGCACGTTCACAGTAGATACGGTAGAGAGTCCAGCAACTCCTGAATGGGACAGATAGTTTAATGATAAAAGAATGCTTAGTTTGTAATAAAGAGTTTAGGACCTACCCAAGTAAGATTAAGCTTGGGCGAGGCAAGTATTGTTCTAAAGAGTGTTGTGGTAAAATGACTTACATTAAGAAAGGACAGCATTTATCTCCTGACACGCAAATTAAGCAAGGGGAGTGTTTGCCAGAGCATATCAGGGCTGGACAGCTTGGCAAGGTTCCTTGGAATGATAAGGGTTTAGTGAAGCAGAACAAGGGGTACAAGACAACGGGTTGTGGTTATTACAAGAAGAAACGTGCTCATAGGCTTGTTGTTGAGAAGGTTATTGGCAGAGAGCTACATACATGGGAAATTGTACATCATGTTAATGAGGTTAAGATTGACAACAGAGTTGAGAACCTGTGGGTATTTGCTAATCACCAATCCCACATGAGGCATCACAAAGGGCTAGATTACCCTAAGAGTGATGTTATCTTTAAAGGTGGTGATGATTAACCCCACCATGCCAGTAAATGATATGCGATATGTTTTAACAGCTAAACAAACAGAAGCAAACAACTATTTAACGAATGATAGCAAGCTATCAGTACTGTTTGGTGGGGCATAAATGTTAAGGGAGGAGGAAAGAGCTACTACTTATGTGTATGGGCATTCACATGGGCATTGCAGTTAATAGAGTTTTTCGGGTTAAAGCCAGGTAAATTTCCCCTGCAAGTGGGTTTCATTGGTAGAAAGCGATCAGTAGATTTTACAGATACAACGCTAGAGACATTCAAGAAGGTAATCCCTTACGAGTTTTATAATATAAGAGCACAAGAGAAAGAGATCGTAATTAAAGATACGGTCAAGATAGCGTTCGGCGGATTAGATGATCAGGAAGCGGTAAATAAGTTTAATTCATTCGAATCAGCGTTCATTGGCATAGATCAGGCAGAAGAGACAAGTAGGAAGGATATTTCGGTATTACAGGGTTCTTTGAGATTAACGCATAATGGTAAAGTGCCGCCGTATAAACAGTTATTTACAGCTAATCCGGCTGAGTGTTGGTTAAAAGATCAGTTTATAATAGGTGGGGATAAGAGTAATATTTTTATTCCAGCGTTACCTGATGATAATCCTTATTTGCCTAACAACTATAAACAGACACTTCGGGAGGCTTTTGCTTATGACCAGGCTCTGTTAAGGGCGTATTTAGAGGGCGACTGGGATGCGTTCAGCAACTTGGAAGATGCGCTTGTTTCACCGACCGCTCTCAACAAGTGCAGGCTTAAGCCTTCTGAAGATGATGAAGAGTTTTGTACTAAAGTAATAGCGGCAGATGTAGCTACTAAACATGGAGAAGCAGAAACGGTATTGGTGTATAGATATGGGAATACGATCAAAGAAGTCCATAGATACAAAAAGATCACAACCACGCAGATTGCAGCGTATATCAAAAGGTTGTACGAAGAAAAAGGAGCCGACGTTGTTGTTGTCGATTCCGATGGCTTTGGGGAAGGAGTCGCGGATGTACTTGAAAGCCAAAGGGTTTATTGTTCCGAGTTTCACGGAGGTTATGGGTACAAACCAATCGATCAAAGACGCTATAGAAACCTTAGATCGCAATTTTACGACATAGTTGCCAAGAAGTTAGAGATACAGTTAATTAGTTTAGCTAATATGGATCAAGAAGATTTTGAGATGTTCCGCAGACAGATATGTTCAATTAAAGTCAAACAACCAGATCCAATGGCAAGAATGCAGATTGAGAGCAAAGAAGATATGAGGTCAAGACAGATAATGAGTCCAGATGTAGCGGATGCGATAGTTTATAGTGAGTATGGTATGTATGTAGCACAACAAAGTCACATGGAGTCGTATAGTTATCGATGACAAAAGACGAAGTATTAGTACAACTGAGCGGTGACTTGGTGGACATTTGCAGATATAGAGTGTCTGGGAGCATTTGGGGGATGTTAATATTTTTCGGTGGGATGGTTGTTGGTGCATTAATGATGTTAATTCTTAATATTATAAAAGCTATGTAACCAGCCAAAAGGCGGGAGTAATCAATGAATGTTAAAAACTACATTTGTAGTAATTCTAGTTGCTTTTTTAGTTTCGTTAATAACGTATTTCGACAACAAGGGAGGGTTTAGCTGAATGGAGTGGGATCATTTAACAGATAGCGATACGGCTTGGTTCTTGCCAGCAGAATGCAAGAAAGATTTTACATGGAAGAAACGCGAGGAGATTCCAGAAGAGATCATTCGCTTGCTTAATGGCGGAAAGGTTAAGCTTAAAGTCGACATGTCTCAATGGCGAGGATGTTCTGGGAGTATAAGATAATGGCAGATTTCGGACTAGGTGCTCAATTAGGTCAACAGCAACTACAGCAAGGTTCAGAGGCTAGAGGGCTCGTTGGTCCATTAGCAGACCCTAGAGTGGCTAGTTTAGCGCAGAGTGCACAACAAGAGCGTGCTCAAACAGGTGCATCGCCATTCAATCAATCACAGGACTTTCTGCATGAGGATGCAAATAGGTTCCAGTTCGAAGGTAACCAAATAGCTGCAATAAGCAAGTTTGCACCGATATTTCGAAATGCTGTAAATTTAGCGGAGAACGATAAGTTGGGTAAGGGTGGAGTAAGGTCTGAGCCAGTAAGTACTGCTCTTGGTGTCAAAAACATACAAGACAACTCACTTGAGAACAACTTAAGCCGGTGGATTCAGTCAGGCTCAAGTACTAAGTTCGCAGACTTTTTTGCAAGACGATGGGCACCTATTGGTGCAAAGAACGATCCAGATAATTTAAATGAAAACTTCCCAGGGAATTTAAAGTCACACTTAAAGAAACAACTTACAGAAGAGGATATAAAGTTATTAGAAGATAATAATATATTTTAAAAAGGAGAGAGCATGGCTAAAACAGTCATCCCATTTGGTGATAGGATATTATGTAAGCGGCACAAGGTAGGAGAGAAGTTAGGCACATCAGGTTTAATAGTAGCAACAGACGATACAGCAGAGAGACCTACGGATTTAGCAACAGTAGTACATGTTCCAGATTGGACCATGGCAGATAAGGTTTTGTTGAATGACGCAAAAGAGATTCTAGCAAATCTCATGGTCGGAGCGAAAGCTGGCGATCCCAGCGCATTTTCAGCAGCCCTCCAATTTGGAACCTATTTAAGGTTGAAGTCAGTAAAGGTTGGAGATGATATATTTATAAGTAAGTATGTAGGTACGGATTTTCATGACACGGAATCATCTGATTTATTAACCTTAGTAAGCTTAGACGATATTATCGGGTTAGTTAAAAGTGAAGAACCAAAGATAGTTAAGCCAATTGAAAAACTAGTAGTTGTTTAATTTTAAGAGTTTAATAAATATATTATGATAGATAATATAATCAAAATTGATGAGATTGTAACAGATAGAAAGATATTGTCACAGACTTCCAAAGAAACAACTTTAGAAGAGATAGAGCAGCTAGACTTAAAGAATAGATTAATTAACTCAAGTGCTAAAGCATGGACTAAAGGCTGTGGTTTGGCGGCAATACAGATTGGGATTCCGTTAAGGTTTGCTTGGTTCTTGTATAAAGATATTGAATATACTTTGCTTAACCCAGAAATAATTTATAGCATCGGCAAGTACACTGTTGGGAAAGAAGGGTGTTTGTCTATTCCTGACAATTGGGTTAGCATCGAAAGATTTTTTGAAATAAAGTATTTAAGCAATGGCAAAGAATATAAAGCAAAAGGTTTAAAGGCACAAATTATCCAACATGAGATAGATCATATGAATGGGATATTAAACTCATAGGAGCATCATGGCAGACAACAAAGAACCTAGCAACGAAGAGATAATCCAAGAAATAGATGCAGATAACGAGAAACAGTTCTTAGCAGGTTTAAAAAAGAAGAATAAGAAGTTCTTAATTGAGGGACTTACTGAGATTGAGAAAGAAAAGATAGCTGGTCATATAACGAAATTATACAAAGAAGTGCTTCCAAAGCATAATGATTTAGTAGATAAGATGGATGATTGGGATGAAGTGTTTAGAATGGAACGTAAAGAAGTAATTGGTGCAGATGGTGATTTTCCTAATTATCGGTCTCCGATGTCTACAGTGACCTTAGAGGTTATACATGCGCAGTTAATGAATGTATTTTTTACGCCTAAAGATATCATGAGGGTATTACCTACTGAAGAAGGGGACGTTTCTAAAGTAAACAACATAAGTACTTTCGGGAATTGGTCCGCTACCAACGAATTAGATATATTCCATCAGGTAGATAGATTGTTCCATAACTCCTCAAAGAACGGTGAAGCTCCTTACATGGTACATTGGGTAAAAGAGTATGGAGTTGAGATTAAAAGAGAGATAGTAAGAAATCCCGCAGATCCTAGCCAACCGATGTATGATCCTGACACGAAAGAACCGATATTTCAAGAAGTAGAAGAGCAGAAGTTGACGTATAACGGACCGAAGTTAGAAGTGTTTTCTCGTAAAGACTATATACAACCGTTGAATGCTAAGATGGATCAAACCCCTGAATGGGAGATGCGTAGAGTACGAAAGAGTTTCGATCAGTTACTTAGAATGCAATTAAAAGGAGATACTTATCCGAACGTAATAGATGAGATTATGGGTTGGGGCGAAGAAGGTGATTCTGAGCAAGAAGACTATGATGGGGATAAGATTCCTTTAGGTAAGTGGGAGAACGAGTTTATAGAGTTCTACGGAAGACTAAGGATTAAGTTAGTAAAGACAGACAAGGAAGAAGATACTGAAAAAGAAGAAGAGTTAGAAGACGAGTTTATAGGGCTTATACATATAGATTCTGGTACATTGATACAGTTGCGTCAAAACAAGTTCCCACTTAAGATGAGACCGATTGGTATAGATTATTTTGTCCCTGATGACGAAGGACGCAGGGCTGGGTTAGGTGTTATGGAGATGATGGACAGTCAGCAAAAGAGTTACGATGTACTTTATAATCAGTTCATTTTCGGCACAATGCAATCTAACAATCCGATAGTGTTTGAGACTCCCCTAGGTAATCAACGTAAAGAACCTACTAAGTTAAGGCATGGATATGTTTTCCCTGTGAGCAATGCGGATAGTATAAAGATAATACAAATGCCTGCACCTGATGCGTCTTTGCAGGTAATGTTAGATTTGATTAGAAACTGGGCTCAGTTATTGTTTGGAATAAGCGATTTTGCCGCAGGGTTGGAGAGTGATATAGATCCTGATGCACCAGCTAAGAAGGTCGAGATTGTGGTAGCTCAGGGTAATGTAAGAATGAATATGATCGTTAAGCGCAAGAACAGAACTCTTTCGGATATCTTTAAGAGGTGGTTCTTATTGTATAAGGCTAACATGCCACCCAACAAATTTATGCGCATTGTTGGGACTTCGGAAGAAAATCCGTGGGAGTTCAAGCCTGTGAGTTTAAGCGATTTTGCATTAAAATCTATTCCTGATTTCGAGATGGTAGGGAATATATTGAATATGAATAAGAGCTTTGAAGCAAATAAAGCTATTGCTATATACTCACTATTAGTACAGAATCCATTCTTTATACCTCAATCACAACCAGGGTTACAAGCTTTACATTCACTAACTAAGTGGTTAATAGATAAATTAGATGATTTAGGGTTGAGTAAGTTCTTACCTGACGCGCCTGGTGAGCAGGTACAAACACCCGAAGAAGAGAATGCAAGGTTTCTACAAGGGGACTTCGGTACACCAGCTTCAGGAGAAGATCATATTAAACATTTAAAAGTTCATCAACAGATGTTACTTGATCCAAACGTACCTGACGAAATAAAGCAAGAGTTCTTAGTACCTCACATAAAAGATACAATTAAACAAATGCAAGAAGATAATACTCAGCAAATATTAATGCAACAAGTACAGCAACAGACAGGTGGCCAAGGCGTACCTCAAGGCGGTCAACCACAAGCACAAAACGTACAGCCTGGTGGTGGTCAAGTTCCTGCTGGTGTTTAAGGAGATAAGTGGAGAGTAGAGAAGAATTATTAAAAGAATGGTTTAAAGATAATCCTAAAGAGTGGGCGTGTATAAAAGCAGAGATGTTGGAGTGCTTAATTGCGGCAAATGAAAAGGCTATAGATAAGAATTGTAAAGACAGAGATTTTTACTCAGGCAAATGTTGTGGAATAAAGGAAGCTATGAATATAGATGTGGGGTACGAATGAACTGGTATTTAGATTATATAAAGAAAGAATTAGATTACGCGGTAAAAGACAAGTTTAGCGGGAACTTACAGTTTAAGGTTAATTTCTTAGAAGGCGGTATTGGGCATATAAATGTATCAGTTAATCAATCGGTAAAAATGCCGAAGGAGGCAGAATGTCAGGATCAATCACAAAAGCAAAGCGTGGGTTAAGACCTAAGGTAAAGAAAGCTGTTAAGAACAAACAAATATCTTCTAGCGCAACACGGAAGTTCGGATAATGGTTAAGAAGAAAAAGAAAGGTAAAAGGAGATACTAATGGCAAAAGCTAAGATTAATACAAAAGTTGCGAAAGTTATAACTGGGGCAGTTGAAGCTCCTGCTACGAAAGGTAAGCAAAAAAGGTACTTTCATGTGAGTAGAGTTGATTCAAGAAAAAATGATGGATGGAAGGTGGTTTCGGAAAAGTTAGATAAACATAACCGAGGTGCGTTAGCGACTAAAGATATGGGTACACCTAGCGACCTTGTGTTAATGGAAAAGTAAGGAGATAAAATGACGATAGACACAAAAAATGTCTCGGAAGAGGAACAAGAAAAGTTAGATAATACAAGATGGGCAGAGTTAAGTAAGAAAGAAGATCAAACAGACGAAGAAGCCAAGGAGCTTGGAGAATTAAAAGACCGCCACGCTTCAAGGACAGAGAAGAAGATCAATCATCTTACTTGGCGGGCAAAGACAGCTGAGGAAGAAAGGGAAAAGCGTGATCAAGAGATACAGGACATGCGTTCAGAGATGGATACTTTACGCTCAAGTCAAGAGAAAGAAGCTCCTACAGTAAACGATGCTATCACGATAGGTGGCAAGAAGTATTTCACAGATGATTCTTTAATGAGTATGGTTAAAAACGGTGAAATATCAAATGCAGACGCTTTCAAGCTTTCAAAAGAAAGGGATAAAGAGGAGATTATCCAACGTGTTCAGCAAGATAATGTAAAGAAGTCTGAAGAAGATGCTCTTTTAAAACAAAAGCAAGATGATCATGACTGGATGACAAAGAATTATCCACAGTTTTTAAAGTCTAGTCCTAATTTTAACCCTGACGACCCTCACTATAAGCTTGCAGATGAGTTATATAGAGAGTCTTATTTTGCACATACGAATGGAATGAGTTTAGCAGTAAAAAGAGCTAAGACTATGTTAAAGATAACTAATCAAGGTCCAGATGTAAGTCATGAGTTCAGCGTTAATGATAGCGACGCTCCTGAGAGAATGGCTCGATCGGACGAAGATGTTGCTTTAAGTCAAGAGGAAGAAGAAACAGCACTAAGGTTATGGCGTGATAAAACTAATCCTGATACAGGCAAGGTTTATCGGGAGAGTGAAATCTTAGAAAAAGCTAAGAAATCTAAAAAAGAACGTAAAAGTAGGAGGATGTAATGGTAACCCAAAAAAAGGAACCAGAAAAGGAAGACGAAGGACTTAAAGACGTGCCTAAAGAGGAAAGACCTATTGATTCGAGCAAAATAGAAGATATCCCTCAAGGAATGGACAAGTTCAAGCCCGAGGACGATGATTCAGGGTACAATATCCAGGTAATTGCAGATAATGACGCTCATATAGACCCGTTTGTGATTAGTAAAAGAAGTCCTGAATATGAATATAGATTTTTAAAAGATGATTATAAGAATTTATCAACAAAAACGAGCAATCTGTTACTACAGAAGGGCGGGTGGCAGATATGCGGTCGGAAGCACTTAGAAGAACTAGGCATACAAGAAAGGTACTACAATAAAGACGGAATGTATAGAGTCGGTGATACAATCCTAGCTTATATGCCGAAAGAATTCTTCAAGAAGAAAGAAGAGCATAAGAAGAAACTAGCCGACGCACCAGTAAACGCAGTACAGAGGGTTTTAAATCAAGGTGACCCGAATACTGGCGGAAAAGCAATGCATGAGTCTATGAAGGGAATACAGACTCAAGAACAATTAGGTATGTAAATTAGGTAGGTAAGTCTAACAAGGACTCCTAGAACGTAAGATTAATGCGTCTAGGAGTTTTTTTATTTAAGGAGTAAAGAATGGCGAATAGAGATGCCCCTTTTGGGTTTTATCCTGTTTCCATGATGGACGGTTCTTCAATACCAGTAAGACGATACCCGCTTTTATCAACTCACATTTTAATTGCTGAGGGTGATTTAGTGGAAGCTCTTTCTGGTGGAACGGTTGACGGTAACGATGCTCCGAGTACTCAGGTGGCACAACAGCTAGGTTCTGTCGTAGCTTTATACGATAGTAATGGAATACCAGCTGGTCATCCGAATAGCTCGGTATCGACAAAACATCTAGCAGCATCAACTGGTGGATTTGTTGACGTAGCTTTGCAAATACCAGGTGCTATTTTTAGAGCACAATCATCTGGGAGTATCGCAGCAACAGCAAGGTTCGCATCAATAGACACGGACACTTATGCAGCGGCGAATACAACTACGTCACAGTCTAAGTTAGAACTATCAGGTTCAGCAGGAACAGGAGCAGCAAACTGGCTAATCATTGATAAGGTCGATGACCCTAGCAATGCTTGGGGAACAAACGTGCAACTCTTGGTAGTGTCGTGTGAAAGTTTCTGGAACGCGGCATTAGCGGGTGTATAAGAGCATAAAGGAGAATAACTCATGGCTATAAATTCAAGTACTATAGTCGATGCTCTTGACGCCAACCTTAACGAGATGTTTCAAGATGGTTTGAAAAGTTGGGGTGAAGAGTACTCGAAAATCTTTAACGTGGAATCTAGTGACAAACAATCTGAAAAAGATAGTTATGAATCTGGATTTCAAATAATGCCAGAAAAGAATGAAGGTGTTGCAGCAACATATGACACTATTCTTGCGGGTATTTCAGAAACTTATACGCATAAAACTTATGCGCAAGGTTATGAAATTACAGAAGAAGCTGTTGAGGACAACCTCAGGACTCCTGAGACCTTCGGTAAGCTTCCAATGGCATTAAACAGATCAGCTATTGAGACAGTAGAGGTTACGGCTTCTAATGTTTTCAATAACGGAAACGTAGGCGGTTCAACAAGTGGTTTTGATGGTACTACATTAATTAGTGCCTCTCACCCAGACCTTGATGGTGGAACACAGTCAAATACACCTTCAACTGCTTCTGATCTATCTGTAACGTCTTTAACTGCTGGTTTAACTAGTATTGAGAAGTTCACAGACGAAAGAGGGCTTAAACGACCGACTAAAGCTGTTATGTTAGCAGTTCCTGTAGATTTATGGAACGTAGCAGAAGAGTTATTAGGTTCGGAGTATAAGCCGTACACAGCGAACAACGAAGTTAATGCTTTTCAGAAGAAAGACTTACGGTATTTCGTATGGCACTATCTTACGGATACTGACGCTTGGTTTTTACTTTCTGAGAAAGCTGAACATCAATTAAAGTTCTTCTGGAGAGTGCGTTTGGGTGCATTAAGGCGTGGTAACGATTTTGACACTACAAACCTTAAGCATTTGGCAAGAATGCGTTTTTCAGTTGGATATTCACATTGGATGGGAACTTTTGGATCACCTGGTGCATAAAAGGAGGAGTAAAATGTATAAGAGGGTAACTTCTGTAGTAGTAGTTTTACTGTTAGTGAGTTCCTTCTGTTATGCTCAAACTCCTAGAAATGCCTCTAATACTACAGCCCAGAGCGCATATAATTCTAAAAGCAATTTTACGAATATAAGTGTTCAAGGCTTAGACGTTACAGGTAATCCGGGAATGATTGAAATGTTGTCTGCCGATACAGACGCAGCTGGAAACGCGGTTACTTTCAGTTGGTTTCTATGGGTAGACCAAGATCAAAGGCTATGTATGGCATCTCAAGTTACATTAGAGACGTATGCTAGTTTTCCTGATGGCAATTTCAATGGAGTTCAGTGTGGAATAGTAGGTTCTCAGAGTTAATTGGAGGGGGAGAAATCCCCCTTCTTTTCTTAGGTAATTACAAGGAGTAATCCTATGTTTTGGTTATTATGTTTATCGATCTTTCTCATACCGTTTTCAGGAGCGTTTAATTTCGTACCTAACGGGAATATTTGGGACACTCAGTACATAGCTTTCTTAGTACTGGCGTATTTGTTCTTATCGTTTAATATCGGTAAGTTTAATAAGTTGCTTGGTTTCTTTTCAGCGTATTGTATGTTCTCAGTAATTATAATAGCTCAACAACATCCGAGGTCGTTGTTTTGCTTAAACACTCTTTACTTCAGTATTTTAGCAATTAAGTATATTAGCACTTTAGATAGAAAGAAAATAAATATACTTCTTTGGGCTTTAGTAGGCTTGGTCGTTGCGCAAGGTGTTTTAGTGTGTTTACAGTTTATGGGTTGGGATCCGATATTTAATAAGATTGGCGCGCCTGGTTCAGATGATACTGTAGGTTTGTCAGGTAGCCATAACCAGATAGGAACGTTTTTCGCAGTAACGGCTCCTTTAGTTTTAGTTTATTGTCCGTATCTGATTATTTTTAATATCATAGGTTTATTTGGAGCAACAACAACAATAGCTTACTTCGCTTTTGCGGTAGGGGCTTTAGCTTTAGTTAGCCGTAAATACTCAGCTTTACTAGTACAAGCTATTCTCGTAGTAGGTCTTATTTTCTTCTTTAGGTTTGAAAGTGCTGATTTACCTAGTTCTATTCAGGAAAGGATAGAATTAACAAAGATGACGATTAATCAGGTAGAAACAGGCAACGCGGTAATGAGCAGGGATTTTGAAGAGGGAACTCAAGTAATAAATATCACATCAAATAAGTGGGTTGGTTTCGGGTTAGGTAATTTTATAAGAATATCTCCGCATACACAGAGATGGTATACGAAGCCAGATGCAATAGGAGCAAGAGCTTTAAAACAACACAGATATTCACACGCGCATAACGATTTCATTGAAGGGTATTTTGAGTTAGGGAGGATTGGCGCATTTCTTATTATCTTATTATTAATAGATTTCTTTTTTAAGTTTTATCGAGCAAAGAAAACAAAGTTATTAATGATTGCATTTGCGGGGGTAGTTGCTCATTTAGTATGTGCTTTAGGGGTTTTCACAATACAAACAGCAGTAACCGGAATATTGTTAATTATATTTTTAGGTATCTTTTATAGGGAGATATATTATGGGAAGAAAAGGAAGATCAGGTGGATTGCCCGCTTGGCACAAAGGGCAACTGAGGAACGAAGCTCGTGGAGATTTTTGGTACGGCGAAAGGGAAGGGAAATTGTTTACCCAGGAAGGAAAGCTCGTAGACGCTAAAAACCACGACTCGCTGACGGACAAGCAGCGCATAGAATCTATTAGAAAAAGGTGATGATTTATGAAAGATGGTTTATGTTTAACTTGTAAAATAATTTTTATTCAACACGATTGTTATGATAGAAAGTATTGCTCTAGGAAATGTTATTTTGCTTCTTTGAAGGAGTCCATGAAAAATAATACTCGTGGGTTTCAGAAAAATATTAAAGTTGTTCATTCGAGGGAAACAACAGAGAAAATAAGAAAAGCTAATTTTGGGAGAAAAGCATCTAAAAAAGCTAGAAAGAAATTATCTATATCACATTTAGGAATTGTTGGAGGTATGAAAGATAAAAAACATTCTGATGAATCTAAATTAAAGATGAGTCAATCAGCTAAAAAAACATTTTCTAATGGGAGGATTTCTTGGCAGAAAGGAAAGAAGTGTCCTCAGTTGTCTGGTAAGAATAGTCATTGTTGGAAAGGTGGCATAACAGAACTATACAATATGATTAGAAATAGTTTTGAAAACAAGCAATGGCGAAATGAAATATACAGAAGAGATAATTACACCTGTCAAGACTGCTTTAAAAGAGGTAACAATTTAGAAGCACATCATAAGTATAGATTTTCTTATATTTTGAGAGATTTTTTAAATGAATATAATCAATTTAGTCCTACAGAGGATAAAGAAACTTTAGTGAGATTGTCAATCACATATAAGCCATTTTGGGATATTGATAATGGCGAGACTTTATGTCAATCGTGTCACAGAAAAACATTTAATAAGAATGAATCTATAAGGAGGAGATAGTGAAGAAGATATTGATGATATTAATATTAGTTTTAATGGCAACTCCAGCCTTTGCACAAAGGCGAGGACCATTACCTAATAGTTGGGCTAGTTGGTATCAGGTAACAGCTACAACTGAGATTAAAGTAACATTACCTGAAAACTCAAGAGATGTGTATATTCGTAACGGCGGCAGTTCTAATAGTTTGTGCGTTAGCTTAAAAGGCAACACAGTAACAGATACTTGTGATGCTTCGGGCGCGAATACTTCGATAGTGCAGATAGCCGCAGGGTCTGAGATAGATTTAAGAGATTATACTACAAAAAGTCTTTCTTTGATTGGCGTAGGAGCTACAGCTAGTCCTGTGTCGGTGGTGGTTACTTACTAATGGCAGAAGAGCAAAGAATACACTCTAATGTATTTAAAAAGCCGCCTGAGGTTGTTTTAGATAAACGGTTTAAGGTTCATAACAACTTGCCGTTAATGTCAATAGGACAGATGGAGGTGATGTTAAAGGTTTCGAATGTTGATTTAGTAAAAGATGAAAACTTAAATGAGTCGAAAGAGTATACCTTAGAGATTACAAAAGCAGAGGTTATTGAGGTAGAGAGTAACGTATGACAGTATTAGAAAGAAAAAAAATACAGCCTGAATTTAAGATATTTGATATGTTTGTGCCTAACTTGTCTGAGAAAAAGCCAGGAGATGTATTTAAGGCAATCATTAATTATAAGGTAACAGATAAAACAAAGAGTTTTACAATGTTAAAAGTTACATTTGTTCATATAACTAATACACAAAGAAAACAGTGAGGTATGTATGCCACATCCAGATTTTGAGCCAATAGGTCCAATAAAGGGTTCTAATGAGCCTGATGCAATAGTTTCTTTAGATTTTTCACTATTTCCTTTCGCTCGAAGGCTGGAGGTTGGAGAAAAGGGGATTATGGAAGTTGATGGGATTATTGTTAGAGAAAGAGTTGACGAGGAAGATGATAGCGTAATAAAAACGGTTAAAATATCTAAGGCTAACATGAAAAAAGAAAATGCGAGGTTATAATGTCATTAGATACAGAAATAATTAAAAGGTCTTTTGGTTTGCCTGAGGTTGAGGTTCCTGTAGAGATGGCTCTTGACCTTGAGGAAATGTCCGTAGATGACGATGTAAGTGCTTTAGTATCGTTTAAGGTTATCGGTAAGAGTGAGAATGAGACTAAGATTTTAGTTAAGAGCTTTATTGTTAAATCAACTAAAAGGATACAAGATGCTTAATTATACAGAGTTAAAGACACATGTTGCTACACTAGCTCAAAGATCAGGCGACACTTCGTATATTACAGACATAGGTGTTTGGATTAATTTAGCACAAGATCATTTATTTAAGATATACGACTATTGGGATGCACTTAAAGCACAGATTGATTTCACCACAGTAGATGGTACAGCACTTTATTTCTTCCCTGCAGATTTTCATAAACCGTTTAGAATGTATGACATTACTAATAATAGACCAATAAATATAGTTGACGAACTGCCTTACTTTGATGCGAATATAGCGAATATTGCGGATGCCGTAGAAGCTGATCCTAATACAGCGTATATAAAAGAAGTTTCGGGTGTGAAGGTTCAAGTAAGCACTTCAGGGGACACAGTACAAGCTAAAAGCTCCTCAGCAAGTGATACAAGTGTTGACGTAAGAGTAGAAGGATATTTAGATTCAGGGCTTACGATAGTGGGGTACGAGGATATTACAGTTACAGGGACGACAGCGGTGGCAGGGACTACTACTTTCTATAAGATTCTTCATGTAAGCAAAGGGGCGGATAGTGTTGGGTTTATCACGTTAGAGGATTCTTCTGCTGTAGATTTAGCTATATTAGAGTCAATACAAAGGGTTTCTAGGTACAAAGCTTTTCGGTTAGGTAAGATACCAGACGACTCTACTACCTCGATCAGAGTTCTGTATAAGAAGAAACTTAGAAAATTAGTAGACGATGACGATTATCCGTTTGTAGATGCAGACGAGTATTTAATAAATCAAGCGTATGCTTATGCTTTAAATCAAGAAAAAGAGTCCGAGTCAAGAGAGCAGTTAGTTCAACAAAGAGCTAATACAGCTCTTAGTATTTTATTATCAAGTGAACAAGATTCTTACGGACCAGACTACCAGAAGAAGTGGGTTAATTCAATGGCACAGGCACATAGAGCATAAATGCGTAAATACTTATTTATATTGCTATCGTTCTTTCTCATAACACCTTGTTACGCACAACAGGGCATGAGACAAGTTCGTATCTCTGACTTCTCAGGTGGTATGAACAGTTATAGTTTATCTGACGTATTAGAGCCTAACCAAGCGGCTAGTATGGTTAATGTGGTCATAAATAGACCAGGAAGGATTACTAAACGCAAAGGGCAGGCTTTATTCAACTTAGATGTAGGTAGCACAGCTTTTGTAGGGATAGGAAGGTTTGACCCTGACGCAACAACTTCTTATTTAGTAGCCGCCTCGGGAACGGATGTAATTCGCTCTTTGTCAAGCAGCACTTCATGGACAGTGGCTAATCCTGCGAGTCCTTTGACTACAGAAAAGAATACTGAGTTCGTACAAGCAGACGACCTTTTATTTGTTCTAAACGGCTTCGATGCAACAGCTTGGTATACAGGATCTAAATGGGAAGAGTCTTTTGTCTATCCTTCTTCTCCACCTACGGCTTCAACAGGAGCTTGGCTTAGAAACTACCTCTTTCTAGCGGGTGCAACGGACGAGAATGATTGGGTTTACTTTAGTAACAATTTAGAACCTACGGTATTTGATGCGACAGATATTATTAAAATAAATACAGGTGACGGTCAGAAGGTTCAACACATGGAACCTTACAGATTAAACGAACTTATTATTTATAAAGAACGAAGTGTATTTGTATTAGACATTTCAGGGGATTCGCCGTTTTCTTTAACTGCGCCTTGGACAGTACAACCTATTTCCACGGTAATAGGAACAGACGCCCCGAGATCAGTAGTTAGTTTAGGTAATGACCAGTGGTTTTTAAGTAGCGAACCGATTGCGATACGATCTTTAAATAGGACTGAGTTTGATAAGATATTGGTTAATATGGTTTCTGCTCCGATACAAGATGTTTTTGACCAGACAGGGTTAGTTAAATTAAATGTAACAAAGGTAGATAAGTCGGCAGCGATACTTTTTGATAACAAGTATATAATTGCAATTCCGACAGGGACTTCTTTAGTAAACAACACGGTATTCGTACATGACTTTATTACGAGCAGTTGGTATAGGATTGATGGTTGGTTTCCTTCTGATTGGATTGAGTTTGATAATCGCCTTTTTTATATTGACGCGAATGATGGCAGGGTTATTGAATGCTTTTCAGGAACGATAGGTGATTGGGAAGAAGGACCTAACTTTATAAACTCAGGCAGTGATCCAACAGTAGGTATACAGTTTGAGTACGTTTCAAGATCAATAGATTTTGATTTACCAGAGAACTTTAAAACTCCAGAAGCTTTAGAAGTTGAGTTGGCGGCAACAGGTAATTATAATGCAGGTGTGTATATAAACAGAGATTTAAAGGGGTGGGTTAAGGTAGGAACGGTCAACCTCGCAGGCACAGCTACGACACTCCCGACTACCTTACCTTCCCCGCTTAACGAAGAGGGATTTAGTAGAAAAACGTTTCATATTCAAGATCAAGGGGAGTTTAAGAAAATCCAAGTTAGAGTTAATCAATTAGCTTCAAATCAAAGTGTTCAGTTGAATAGAGGGACTATTTTTGCACGCCCAAAACCCTGGAGAAGGGAATGAGAAAGTATTTGTTTATATTAATGTTATTCATTAGTACCTCTGTTAGTGCTGGTACGATAACTATGCCTCAGTACGGGACAGGGGACACTTTGACTGCGGATAACCTTAATACAAGGTGGAATCTTAATACAAATACTCTCAATGGGGGACTTGACAATAATAACGCCGATGTCGATGATGGCTTCAGGTTCATTGAGATAGTTTCCTCTCTACCAGCTGCGGGTACTCAAGGCAGGGTAGTATTTAATACAGATGATAACTTACTTTACTTTGACACAGGTTCTGAGTTTGTAGTTTCTTTAGTTTACTCAGGTACGGCAGCGAATGGCGATTTAACTTATTTCAAGACGGATACCTGGAATTTACTTACGTCTGCTGTTCAGGGTAATGTTATTTATTACGATGGCACAGATTGGGTGCATTTAACTAAGGACACATCAAGCGAAAGATATATTTCAAATACAGGAACAGATAATAACCCTATTTGGGATCAGGTAGATGTAGTAGGTGGTTTAAGTATAACTGGTGGGAAACAAGGCGATATTTTCTTCGCCTCTAGCCCTACGTCTGTTGCGAGGTTAGAGCCAGGAACATCAGGGCAGATACTAGTAACGGCTGGCGTGGGTGCTGATCCTGCGTGGTTGTCTAATGTGAATTATTTTGATTCCGACGAAACTACTTTTATGGCTGTCGCCAATGGTTTGACAAGTTTAGATTTATCCCCAATACATAACGCTGTTACATTAACAAGCATGACAGTAGCTGAGTTGAAAGAAGGAAGTGACTGCAGAGGTCCAACAACTTGTCTTGATTTTGATGGTAGCGCGGATTTCTATTCTATAGCTGATAATTCTTTTTTAGATAGCTGGACAGAACTTACTTTTGAGGTTTGGATGTTTAAGGATACTACAGGAGTAGAGTCTATTTTTGATAATACAACAGGAGCGTTTCAGTTTGATTTCAGAGATTCAACGATGGATCTTCTGCTTGATTTATCGGGTACGGACGTATCTGAAGCGTTTACGCACGGTTTATCAAGTAATGGAACTGGGCAATGGGTACATATTGTATTAGTTTTTGATACACTAACTTCAGTTACATTGTATATTAACGGGTCTGTCGCAGATTCTGTTTCAGAAGGTTCAGGTACTTTAGTTGCAATGTCTGGTGGAATGAAAATAGGCGTAGATGATTCAGGATCAGGTAGTTTTTTTGAAGGGAGAATTTCGGGAGTTAGGTTTTTAAATAGAGCTTTAACGGCAACAGAAATATCGGATAGATACAATTCATTCAAATGATAGAACAAAGAAGATTAACGCCTATAGAAATAGATTACTTGCTTGAACAAGCTCCTGACAGTGAAACACGGAATCTTAAAGACTATCTAAAAGAGAACAGATTAAACGCATACGATTTCTTTGATGAAGAAGGTTGCGAGAATGACGGAATAGTGGTTGACGGTGTACCTATGTACTTAGCGGTTTTGGTTAAGAACGAAGATAGCGAATTTGAACTATGGACTGTTGCGAAGCCTATTGATAAAGCACAAGCAAGTTTATATAAGATTTCTAAACGACAACTAATGAAATGGCGAGACAAGCATGGACCAATATACGCAACAATGGAGAAATCAAGCCCTAAGAACTTATTTTGGACTCAAAAGATGGGATTCCGAACTGTATATGAAGATAACGATATAATAAAGTTCAAGTTGAACGGGAGGATATAAAAATGGGATGTTTCGGAGGCGGCAAAAAGCAGGTGGCTACACAAATACCAGATGCACCTCAGTTCTTATCAGGTGAAGCAGGTACTAGACAAGGCTTTGATCTAGCAAGAGAACTTTTTCCTTTCACTCTAGGCGCAAGAGAGGGTCAAGCAGAGGCGTTTAGTACACCTGAGAGGGCAGAAGAGTTCTTTGGAGGATTTGGTCCTACGAGCGTTGAAGAGGCGGCATCTAGCGAGTTAGGTAGGCAACTAGAAAGGCAACTTCGGCAAAGACTCTCTTTGTCAGGGCTAGCTCATTCTCCTGCATTGGCTCAACTAGGTAGTCAAAAAGACATCGGATTAGCTCAAATGCTTCAACAATTAGGGCAACAACGAGCTTTTGGAGTAGCCGAAGCTAACTTAGGTATTGATCCACAGAACGTGTTGAGACCTATTACGAATGATATTTTTAGTCAAGATCAACTACAAGGGCAATCTAATTTTAATGTAGATTTATTAAGGGCGCAAGAAGCTTCTAGGGTGCAGAACTTTAACAACATACAAGCTAACAAGAAAGCTGCGGGGATTAAAACACTTTTAGGTACTGCCGCAGGTGCTTTAGGCGGAGGATTCCTATTGGCACCAGCATTGGCAAGTGCTGGAGTAGGATCAGCCGCAGCAGGTGCAGGCTTTGGATTAGGTGGCTCTGGAGGTTTTCTTGGTTTCGCGAGTCCAGGTTTATTAGGAACATTAGGAGGTGCAGCTTTAGGTGGGGGCATAGGTTCTTCGCTAGGAGGAGGCTCTCAACCCGCTCCGCTGAATTTAGGCGGGGCATTTGATATTAATCAATTTCTTGCTGACCAAAGAAGAGGTCGCTCGCAAGAAACACTCTTTTAGGGAGAATAATAATGGCTGACGGAACAGGATTTAGTACCGCACCTTTACAGAAGCAAGTAAGTTCTTTGATAGATTCGCTTTCTGCTAATAGAAAAAGAAAGCAAGATTTTAGCGACAAGATACAGCTGTTAATGTTAAAAGAAAAAATAGCACAACAGTTTGAATCTCCTTCAGATAAACTAATTAGATCAGCAAAAGAAATTGAAGCTGCAGATACGGCAGGCAGACCTGACATTGCAAGAGCTATTAGAGATAGAGTTGCTAGAGGTATCGAGGTTGGAGATCAAGGGGCTAATCAAGGGGGTTTTGGGCAAATCCCTCAACAAGCTTCACAGTCTCAACCACAAGATCAATTTGGTCAGTTAGGGTTGGCACAAGCACAGCAAGAGATTCCACAGCAATTTCCACAATCATTAGCTGGACCCCAAGACTTGATTTCTTCTGAATTTAAGCAAAATAAATTTGGTGAAATTGAACCTAGTAAAATAAAATCTGTGAGTGGTGTTAGAGCTTTAAAAGAAGCTGAAACAGCTACGAGTGAAAGTGTTAAGAAGTCGTTTAAATTAACAGATGATTTTGTTAAGGCTAATAGAAACTTTTTAAGAACCACCGCATTGTTTAGTGGAATAGTTGCTCAGTTAAAGGGAAAAAAGAAAGAACAAGGTGGTTTGGGGTTGGCTCAAGGTGCTTTTGGGGCTGGAATGTCTAAGCTTAGAGTGCCAGGGTTTGGTAGAACTGCTTCTTTTACTGGTCAACTAGATGAAACAGCTATCGGTTTAAATAGTGTATTAACTGGTCAAAATAGGGTAATTAAATCTGTTGTAGAAATGATACGAGGAACTCTCCCGAATGAATTTGATCCAGATGATTTTGCTGCGAGTAAGATTGCTCAGAGTGTGTCAAATGCTTTTAAATTAAACAAATCTTTCGAGTTGGGTATATTGACTCCTGAAGAAATAGAGAATCTATCCAAAGGTGATGCGAATTTTGATTTAGAAAGTAGACTTAATGAGATTATAAAATTAACGCCAGAAGATAACGCTAATTTAGAAAGAATGATACAAGGCATTCTGCAAACTCCTGCTACTAAAGAAAGAAGTCTTGGCTCACCCAAGAAAGAAACTAAAGAAGAATTGAGAAAATTTGGCGGAATTAATTCTAAAGAACCTTTAAAAATATTAAGCATTGAAAGAGTTGAATAATGACAAAGCGTAAATATGTAACAAACAAAGGTACTTTTGTTATCGATTCTAATCGTGAATTAACTCCTGACGAATTAGATAAAGAAGTAGACTTGGAGGATAACAAGTTCTTCGACAAAGAAGCTTTTGTTGGTAGCATTAGTAAGAACTTAAAACAAGCTGCAAGTGATGTTCACACCGAGGGAGTTGGTGTATTAACCTCTTTTGCAAACCAAAGACTATTAGGGTTACCGAAAGCAGGTCTAGAAAAAGTTAGTCCTGAGGCAGCTGAGTTTGTGTTCCCTGAGCCTAGAACGTTTCAAGGCAAGATAGCCAAGGGTGGCGCAGATATAACGGGATTCTTAAAAGGTGCGGGAGTTGGTGCTGGTGGGTATTTATCTAAGTTGGTAGCGGGTTCTGGCCCAGCAAGAGCAGGTATCAGGGAGGCAATTAAATTTGGGACAGCAGGAGCATTACAGACGCCTGATAATGCCGAAGGAGATCTTCTGGCTCCTAGACAAAGAGCTTTTCAAGCAGCATTTGGTGCATTCGGAGGTCCGATTGGTACATTGACAGTCAAAGCATTAGGTCTTGGTACGAAGTTTACAGGTAAAGTTGCAAGTAGAATAAACGAAGGACTTAAGAGGCATGGTGTTTCGCTACAAGCTCCTGACTTTGTAAGACAAACACTAGCCCCTAAATTAAGTGAGGCGTTTCAAGGTGCATTACAGAAATTTGATAATAACTTTCAAAGTTTTGCTTTAAGAAAAATGAGAATACCTAAAGAGCAAATATCTCATATTTCAAAAAGAACTCCACAGGCGGTGACAGATGCACTTGCTAAATCAGGGGGGAAGGTCGATGATATTCTTGCACAAGCAGATGATTCTATTCTTCAGCGAACACAATCAGTTGATAATTTATATGAGCAATCTTTAAATTCTGTTGAAGGAGTAGTCGTCCCTAAAAATGCTTTGAAACTAGCAAAAGATAAGTTGACAAGTGTTGGGTTTCGAGGAACTGCGGGAGATCAATTAGCACTTGCGAGAGTACAGGGAAGAAATAAGGCTTTTGCTGTTTTAGATGATTTCTTTGAACAAAACAATGTGCAAGGAAGCTTTGGAACACCAACTAGATTTACTGCTACGCCTGGGTCTATCAGCAAAGAACAATTTATCTTTTGGAGAGATGCTATAAGCAAAGCTCAAAGAGGTGCAACAGATTCAGAAAGAAGAATATTAAAGCAAATGTCCGACGCTTTACATAAAGATGCTGAGGTCGCAGGGTTTAAAGGCATAACTAAGGCTCGGGATGAGTTTGCTATTTTGCAAGATGTTATAGAGACTAGAGGTGGAGTGACAGAAAAGAACTTAGAAGGCATATTTAATCTAGATGCTAAAAAACTATCAACTATAAATAAATTAGAGCGTCAAACAGGCGTAAAAATTGCTGAATCTTCAAAAGATATTATTTCTGGGAAAACCTTAGAACAGAAGCTTTTATCGCAAAAACTAGATGAGGCTGTTCTTGGTGAAACGGAGTTTTTTGCTAAGCAATTAGATAGCGCATTAAATTCGGCGAAAACAACTACTATTAAAAAAGATTTAACAACGTTGCTAGGCAATGAGAAGTTGGTCGATCAAGCGATAGATGATTTGATTAGTTTTAAACAAATACAACAAGCTAAAAAAGTTGGTATAGGAGTGGGTGCTACTGTCGGAGGAGCATTGCTAGGGAGACAGTTTGGTTTATTTGGAGGAGGAGGCGGTTTTGGACAAGAACCTTAATAAATTTAATATAGTAACAGGATATAACCGAAGCGGCACATCAGCTTTAATGTACTGCATTAAAAGCGCAGGCATACCTATAATCGGGTTTAAACACCCTCTTAAACTCGTAGGGGATAAACAGACTATTCAAGACTTAGGCGGATTTCATTCACTATCACCAAATACAAATAAGTTGGGACCAACAGGTTTTTGGGAAGTGGATTCTATCTCTACCCAGATAGGTTTGCAGGAACGCCACGACGATTACGGATGTGACGGTGATGTAGTAAAGATAATGAACCAAATCATAACTAAGTCTAATAAGGATATGATTGATAAAGTGGTTGTAATTATAAGAAACCCATTAAACGTACTCTCTTCTTTGGGGAAGATTAACCGGACACTAGATAACGAGAAAGAACTAAATTATTACGCTTCGCACTTTACTTATCATTCTTTAAGTTCTTTAAAATGGATGCAGGATAACGAGATAGATTTTTTATTTGTTTTATATGAGGATTTAGTAAGCACTCCGCTTAATGTAATGAACGATGTATGTAATTTTTTAGGTAAGGGTGATTATTTAAAAGGTGCAAAGGGAATGAGATTGCATTGCAATAGAAGTAAAGAGATAGAATTAAAAAGTGAGTATATTGATAGAGCAGTAGATTGTTATGCTCATCTTGCGAGATTAGATACTAGCATTTTATCTAAGTACGATCTTGATGAGTTAAGAGATATAAAAGATGGATTTAAGCAAATTCGGGAAGAAACTGGCGAACCAATGATAGCTTAGGAGATAAGATGGCATTCCAAAATGTAGGTCGTAAGCCTATTATAATTAACTACACCATATCATCAACAGGTGCATGGGAAAAGGCTGCCTCACAGCAAAGAGGTTCTAGGAAGTGGTTTATAAAAACCCGAGAGAGCACTAGCAATGCTTTTGATTTAGCGTTTGTAGCTGCACCTTCTGCTCACATGACATCTGATGGATCAGGGTTTACTTTTGATTTCTCAGCTATGCCAGATGTTTATGTAAAAACTTCAACAGCGGGGACTATCTTTGAGATCGTTTATTTTAATTAGTATATTATTATTTAGTACACAAGCATTTGCTCAAAGTGGTTTCGGTCCTATCCGAACAAATAAAGCTTCTAAGATAAAGCTAGATACCACAATGTTCTCTAAGGGCGTGCTAGGGGCTTCTGATACTACAGTTCAATTAGCACTACAAACTCTCAGTGCCTCTCCCGTTTCTATAGTCGCGTCAGGTTCAGATACAGACTCTTCAACAACTGAAAGCGATAGTGGGTTAGAGCTTATAGACAGTTTTGTTACTTTACTAAGAGGGTGTTCTGATAACGAGATATTAAAGTGGGACGAAGCCGCAGATGATTGGAATTGTGAAGCAGATGGTGGCGGTGGAAGTGCTACAGCGTACGACGATATTACAGATCCTGATTCAGATACTCAGATTGCTTTTGGTACGAATAATAACGCTTGGACAAGTACGTCTACAGCTACTTTCTTTACAATAGACGGCACAGATGGGAACGTAGCGGTATCTTTAGCTGACGGCAATCTAAGTGTATCAGATTCGATAGTAATAAGTGGAGACACAATCAGCGATTTTGCAAACCAAGCAGGACTAGCAGATGCAGACTCAAGTAATACAGATAGCGATTCAGGTTTAGAGGTTGTAAGTAATGCTCTTACTTTGTTAAGAGGTTGTTCAGATGATCAAATACTCAAATGGGACGAGACTAACGACGATTGGAACTGTGAGACAGACGGCGGTGGTGGTGGAAGCATAAGAGAGGTTGTAGTAGTTCCTTTTGACTTCGCCACAGAAACAAGTGTAGGAGATGGTGCTCACTACGTCAGTATAAGCCCACAGCTTGCAGATACTACTTTAACGGCTATTACTGCTTGGGTAACGGCAAGTGGATTAACAGGTACATTAAATGTAGATTTAGCTAAATGTGCTTTAGTAGCAATAGGGAGTCCTTGTTCTGGTACAGTAACTGATTTACTTTCTACTAATTTAACTATAGATAGCGGGGAGTATACTTCAGCGAGTGCGGCTACTGCGGCTGTTATAGATACTGCACATCAGACAATGGAGCATGACGTAATGATTAGAGTTGATGTAGACGCAGTACATACTACAAAAGCCAAAGGTTTAATAGTAACCTTAGGATTTACTGAATAGTGGTTAAGAAATTAATATTTATAGTATCGATCCTTCTCATGACTTTTCCTGCCTTTGCAGCAACTGAAGATTTTCGTACATACTGGGTTGACGATGATGACAATGACATGAACGTTTATCCCAAGATAATTGAAATGACGACTATGCGAAGAGACGTTGATTCTTCTGTGTTTAAAGACTATGAAGCCTCTCACTTTGGCGACTTTGTAATCAACTTTACATTTAATATAACGGCTCAAGGGGGTACGAACTCGCATGGAAATGTGATGTCTTTAACAAATATTGCGGCTCCTTCTGTTCAGGACATTCTAGATGCAGGAGTTGGCGTAATGGTTAGGTATTTTAATAGTTCTGGATCAACGACGATATTCTTAGATCAAAGGTCAGGGACAGACGACATTGATTCTTTTGTAATAACAGTGGGAACAACTTACTATGCGACATTTACAAGAACTGCTTCTAGCACATATACCTTAGAGCTTTTCAGTGATGAGGCTAGGACTTCATCTGTAGATGTAATGACTGTTGACTACGAAGGAACAGCCTATCGTTATATTGCTTTTGTAGGTTCAAGAGAATCAGGCACAACCCCTACTTGGTCAGCTACAGTCTCAGAGGCAGAGATAATCAGCCCTGCTGCTGGTTGTTCGTTTGGGAACTTATCGTTATGTACTACAGAGGCAGCGTGTGAGGCTATTTTTGGACTGTGGGCGGAGGCTTGTTATGGTATACCAGTAAGTCCTTTATTTGAAGATCATGTAACGTTGGAGTGGACTAACGATAAAGGGACAATGCAAGGATTTTCTAATGATGGAACAGATTTCTATTGGTCAGAAGATGAAGGAGCTACAACAGCAATGTTCCAAATTGATGCTGCTGGGTCAGACGTTGCAAACTGTACTGGCATAGCAAACTCTCATGGTGGATTTAATGAATGGAATGATTCAACCAGTAAATTCTCTTTATCTACAACGCAAGGGTCAGGAGATCATGACACATGCAATTTTGCAGCCACAACTTGTACGAACTGTCAAGATTATGATATAGACACAGCGGTAGGAGCAGATACAAACCCTGTAATAAATGGCTGGTGGTACGACGATTGGTATATTATCAGAGCGATTGATTCTGTGACAGGTACTGACTTAGTGTTTCATGAACTTGAATTGGTCGATGGAGCTTCGACAATAAACAATGGTGATGAGTATACTACGGGTGTTCAAGTATCAGCCGGTACGTTGCAGGGGTTAGACTACGCTGATGGGTATGCTTACTGGTATGGAGAGATAAATGGTGCGGCAACGTCCCCTAAGCATATTATTGAATTTGAATTAGATGACCCTAATAATACCGCAAAGATAAAGAGGGTTTGGGCGATGAATTTCTCAACAGAGGCAGAGGGTATGTGGATAGACGATACAGATGCTGATAAAGTATTCTTTGGGGATATTAGCGGAAATATGAGAAGTTTTTCAAAGAAAAAGTTTATAACAAGAACACAAAGGAATGTATATTGAGTAAAGGTAGGTTTGATTATAGCGCAAAAGCAGGAAGAATATATGTTGTTGAATTAACTTCAGCTTCTACATGGGTGTCAGTATTAACTGCAGCTCAATCTAGGTCGATACGAGGTTTTCAGATAAAATCTAGGTTTACTTCAGGAGGTGCTGGACCGCCTGATTTTGATATAGCTTTAAAAGCTTCACCTGATTCAGGCGAATCTTCTGGTGATGGATTTTTAAGTTTTTCTGGCGGAGAAAAGTTTGATTCGTTTGGACCATCCAATGGCTTATGGTGTAGGTCTACAAAAGCAGGAGCTTTAATTGAAATTATCACTTTTGAGTAAAATCTTATTTTTGTTATTAATTCCTTCAGTTGCATTTGCACAACGGGCAGATATATCTAAAGATTATTATTATGATCAAGCTACTACAGAGTGGCTGCCATGGAGAGGTACTGTTTCTCAAGCATCTACATTGACAGTCTCTTCAACAACTACAGAATATACTGAAGGAGACACGGATGCATCTATTACAGCTCCAGCCACTCTTTTCGAAAGTCTTACTAATTCAAATAGATTAACTACTCTACAGGGACATGAACTTTCTAATTCTAATGTAATTTCTGTAGAAATCATGGATGGAGATGGGACTCAAATAACTTCTTTTGGTGGAGGAACTCAGTATACGGAGAATGATGTAGATGCCTCTATTACAGGAACAGCCTTTATGTTTGAAGGATTTAGTGATGATTTAAAATCAATCTCTGAAGCAGTTCCTTTGCCGATATTTAATGCGAGTAATGTTACAGTAGATACAGCAGGAACATCAGGGCTAGAAGTAGTACAAGATACAGCCGCCGATCTTAACATGACAGAAGTTAATTCTGGCGACATTTTGACGTCTGTTCAATTAATTGACAATATTGTTCAAGCTGAAGATGCTGTTGCAGGTTCAGGCGACGCAGGGGTGATGTCTTTAGCGGTACGAAACGATACTCTTGCACCTGCGGCAGCAGACGGAGATTACACTTCATTGCAGACAAATGCAATGGGGTCTTTATGGGTACATGAAGAAGAGAATTCTGTAGATTCTGGGAACTCAACGACATCTGTTTTGGGTAGTGGGGCAACATTCACAGGAACAGGTGTAGATGTTTTAGCGTATGAAGCAGTTACTATAACATTGGCATCAAGCCATGATTCTGCTACCGATGGCATGACTTTCCAATTTTCTACAGATAATTCTAATTGGGATGATGTATATACATTCACAATGGATATATCTTCTTCGGATACAAGAAGATTCCAATTTCCCACTACAGCACAATATTTTAGAGTTGTTTATACGAATGGTGGAACGCTTCAAACTCATTTTAGAGTTCAAACGATCTTGCATCATAACAATCAATTAACATCAATACATAGACTAGCAGATAGCTCTTCCCCTGACAGATCCGCTCAAGTAGTAAAATCAGCTATTATCGCACAGCAAGGAGGAGGGGGTCCATCAGCAGGAAATTTTATCCCTATACAAGCAACAAATGGAGGCAATCTAAGAATATCTTTACAAGAAGCGTCAGATGGTATGGATATCGGGGCTGGTAACGCGGGATCTGAAACTTTAAGGGTTAGTATATCTACTGATGATGTGAATATGTCAGCTATTAAAACGGCGATAGAGTTAATAGACACTGTTGGTGGTGGTACAGAAGCAACAGCACAGAGAGTCACAATAGCGAGTGATTCAACGGGGCTTCTTAGTATTGACGACAATGGAGGATCTATTACAATTGATGGCACTGTTACAGAAGCTAACTCTACAGCGATCTTGGCAGACACAGCTATTATGTCAGAATGGGATAACACGGATAGCGATGGCGCGAGTGTGTCAGGGAATAAGGCTCACGATGCAGCCTGGGGTAATACTGAGCCTGTAGGTATAGGGTTAGAAGCAAGAACTACTTTAGGAACAGCTGTTGGTGATGGAGACATGGTAAAGGCTATGGGTGACGATAATGGGCGGCAAGTTACAGTTAATAACTGTCCAAGAGATTTAGTTACTCAGAACGTAAAGGCAATATCAGACACAACAGAAGCTACTATTTTAGATGCGGCAGCTAGTACGTTTCATGATTTAACATCACTTGTTATTTCAAACACTTCATCGAATAGTACTATAGTTGATATAAGAGATGCATCCGGCGGTACGGTAGTTTTATCTGTAGGGTTATCACCTAAAGGCGGGTATGTTCTTCCGTACAATACTCCTTTTACCCAAACAACAGTTAATAATATATGGACTGCAAGCTTAAGAACTGCAGTTACTGATGTAATTTTTACTGTACAAGCGTGTAAGAATAACTAATGAAAAAAATATTAATAACTCTTTCGATCATCTTCACAATATCTTCACCCTGCCACGCTATGCGCCAGGTAATCATATCTGGGCTAAGAAACAATCTTAATAATTCAACAACAGAATATGTGGGGTTAGCTACAGCCAATCCTCGAAACTGGACAGCTACTAGAACGAATGTTGAACAGTTAATCTCTGCAGGTGGAACTCTAAGTAGATTGTTAGTTGAAACTGATGCTGCCCCTGGGGCAGGGGATAGTTATGTATTCACAGTTTATGTCAATGGTTCTGCTTCTTCATTAACCGCTACGGTTAGTGAAACAGGGGCACAGGGATTTGATTTTGACAATGAAGTCAGCATCTCTCCTGGCGATTTAGTTGTTATGGAAGTTGCCCCCACCGGAACACCAGCTACAACATTTTGTAGATGGGCACTAGTTTTTCAGAGCACAAATGACAGAGAGTATGCTACCATTGCAGGAAGCAATGTTACAATAATTGCAGGAAAAGCTGCTGCTGATGTTAATTATCTTGACAGGGGAGCTACTTGGTTATTAACTACTGGTGCAGGAGTTTTTGACAGAGAAGCTCTTTTTTCTCAGAACGTGACATTGAAAGATTTATACCTTGAACTAACTGTTGCACCAGGAGCGGGAGAGAATTACACCTTTACTGTTGGCGGCTCTAGTATCTCAGTACCTATCACGGACACTTCAACAACAGGAAACGATACGTCTAATACTAAGAGTATCTTAGCTACAGACAACAATCATTTTATCAGCTATACATCTTCGCTTGGAGCTGCCACAAGTAGGGCTAGATGGGGTTTTGTATTTGAAACAGAAATTGAAGACGAGTACCCGATAGCCGCGGGATCTAATAATAATTTAAACGCCACGTTTACAGAGTATAATTCAATTGACGGGACGGGAAGGGCTTGGAACGGGACATTGACAAGTAGAGAGAGCTTAATGCAGTGTTCTAGAGTTAAGAATTTTTATGTAGAATTATCCAAGCGACCAGGTGGAGCGGTAGATGATACTTTTCAGTTTACTATAATGAAGAATGGGGTAGCCACGGATCTTGACTTTACGATCACCCACCCAGCCACAACGGGAAGTGACACTTCTAATATTGTAGAGTTTGACGATTTCGACACGATAACAATTAGATCCACTCCAGGAGGGACGCCAGTTTCAACAGTAGACGCTTCGTGGGGAATAACGGTTGAAGCTACAACACCTCACAATCTTTCAACAACAGGAGCGGGAGTATGAAAAAGCTATTATTTATAGCTTTAATTCTATTTATAAGCACCACCTGCTACGCCCAAAACAAAGTTAAGATTGCTAGTTTAGATTATAGGGCAGGGCAGTCTCTGGTAGATATTCAGCTGATTGTGATTAATAGTTTTTTAATTGGAAAGACGTTGTTGTATTTTGAGGTAGATGACGAGTTCCTCTTAGGTGTTTATACAGACGACGCGCCTGCGGCTGGGGAGCAGAGACAGCTAGGGGTTTTAATGAACATGACGCGAACGTCTTTAGAGACAATAATATCCAGCTTGGACTTATGTGGATTTCAGCACGTTGAAGATAAAACAGCAATCTGGTGTTACAAAATCTAGGAGGGATTATGGCAAACGGGAATGGTTACAAATCAATAGCAATGGCGGCAGTCGGAGGTATATTTACAATAGTTGTTGTAATCGCCATTCCTTCTTTAGCTAACAACATGGTAAAGAATGACCGTAAGAGCAGCGCGGCGGATGTTGAGATACGAAAAGAGATAAGTGCCGGTGATAAGGAGAACCGTAAAGAGATTGAAATAGTTAAAGAGATTGTCACTGAAATTCGGATGGAACAGGTGAAGATGATCGAGGGGATTAAGTATATTAAAGATAATTTAAAGTGAAAAAAATAGCCTTCCTACACGAATTAAAAGCTATCGCAGAGATTGAAAAGTCTCTTGAACGTGATATGAAAAGGTATAATGAGATACATGAAAGATTGATTAAGCGGATAAACACTTTGTTTGATATAGCTGCGAGGTATATTCCTGATGAGTAGCTTTACAAAGCCATTAACAGTTACACAAATAGGTCACAGGAAGTGGCGATTAGAAGAAGGATTTGATTATTACGTTGGGGATAAAGATTCTGACGATATTATATCTGTGCCAGCAGGGTATGTCAGCGACGGATCTTCAGTCCCTAAAATATTCTGGTCTTTAGTGGGCAGTCCTATGGGGTCTACAGCTCAAAGCGGATTCCTTCACGATTTTTTATACGGAGAAAGAAAACGTACTCGTAAAGAATGTGACGGTATATTCGTTCAAGCAATGTTTGTCCTCGGAGTTCCTTGGTGGAAACGCAGGGTTATGTGGGCTGCCTTACGATTGTTTGGATGGGTAGCGTGGAACAATAAAGCTACTTCAAAGTCTCCTGCATCATAAAATCATGTAGAATGTCAGTCCTTCTTTTATAAAATTCTATAGTCTCCAACACTTCATTAACCTCTTCAACCATAACGCGTTCAGTCTCTTGAATCTGTTCGTATGCGTTCTGTAGATCATAGACGCAAGTAAACATAATCAGTATAAACAAAGCTACGATAGCTGTCCATACATAGCAGAAGTTTCTGGCGAGGGTCGTGCTAGGGCGTTGGTAGGCGTTAAGGAAGTATCCGATAGCTAAGGTGAATATTATCCAAACAAAAAATCTCATGGTTTATCCTTTTTCTCTGGGCGTTTCTTCTTTATGCAACGAGTGCAGAATTTCTTATTCGTAGCTCTGGAGAAATGTTCAAAGTCTTCTTTGCATCTTTCACAATTAATGATTCTTCTTATATACGGGGTTTTGAATTTTGTCATTTAACATTCTCTTTTTTAAAAAATCTAAATTCATTTCTTCTAAAATGCGACCATTCAGAAGGTTTCTTAAATTGAACAATATATTCTTTTTTTGATCCTTCTTTTCCGATAGCAATGATTTGTCCCTTTCTTCCCGCCCATCTGATTATATCTGAATTGCTTTTTATTCGAACATTTTGATTCATTTAATACCCTCCATATTGCCACAACATAGTTATTATAAACCAGAGTTCAAGGTAATCTTCTGGGATTAGGTCGAAGCAGGGGCAGATTGGTGATTCAATCATATGGAATAGTCCAGTTTATATAAGATATAAAACATTCTTCTTCCTCAACAGGTTCAAAATCCATCCCCCAACCGTTACATATAGCTTCTAATTGCATAACAATTCCTCGCAGATCGTCAACATCTAGTTTTAGTTCTGTCTCTGCTTCCCATTTGTATAGGGTTGGTTTCATATCTCTCCTTTGCAGATTGGGCTAGTTATCATTAGATTCCTTTATTTAAAGAGGGCTGGCAAGGATTTGACGAGAGGTCATCTCAACCTTAACTACTGAGTAGTTACTCGTATAGTCACCCTGCATAGTGCTTACCGAAGCCTGTGTCGTTTTGTAATATTTACACAGACCATATCTCCACACCTACAATTACACAAATAGCGTCTACCTATTCCGCCACAGTCCTCAAGATTCCCCCATGCTAGATATTAGTGCGTCAATCTTCTTGTTTAAATATATTGCACCATCAAATTGCTTCGTATCAAAGCATAGTTTTCCCACCTCTGGATACTCTGACTCAATCAATGGTCTCTCTTTCAACCCCTCCCGATATCCAGCCCTAAAAGCCTTAGTCGTTGCCATTAGGACTCCTGGTGCGAATGCTATTAGTATTCTCATAATGTCATCCAATTAGCTTTTCGTTTTGCTGCATTGTTGTATGCCTGTAAACAGTCGTTCATATATCCTGCCAATATAAAATCAGGAGTATCTGAACCACCCTCTAAGGAATATTCGTTAATAAGATCACTTAACTTCTTTTCAAATTCTATTGGCAATTCTTGTTCTTCTGCTGGTGCTTCTGGTGCATCATCCATTGTGTCTCCTTTGTTTAAAGAGGGCTGGCAGTTGGTCTGCGACTTATTATTGGTTATCGTGCAGGACTTACGCATTTTGATACCTCAGCCTGTTCACGCCCTAAGCCTCAACACAGCACTAAGCTGTATCTATCTCAGCAGAATAAGTCAAGGCTACCACGCCACAGCCCTCAAGTTTCCCCCATGCTAGTTATCAAAATGTTCCTCCAACGTAGGACGATTCACCGTCATCCTCCATGCTAGATATTAATGCGTCAACTCTATGATAAAATAGAGTGTACGGTAGCCTTGCATCAATCATTTCCTTTCTCAACCCCTCCAACATCTCCCTCTCTGACTGCACGATGGCTTTGGCAAGGCTAGTAGCTTGCTTATGAGCATCAAAGTCAATGCGAGTTATCTCAAACTGTTTCCAAATAAAGTGTTCTTTTATAATCCCCTCCACCTCAGATATTCTGGTCATTCCTTCCTCCTTTAAACATTCTGTTGGGTGATGCTGGCTGTTGCACTTAGGGCATGGCAGGTCGTTGTTGCTCATGGCTTGGCCTCCAACTGTTTGAGTTGTTTATAATATATATTTAATCTATCCTCACATATACTACAACCACAATCATGATCTTTTACTTCCTCAATCCGTGCCTTAATCACCATAGCTTCTACGTGTTTGGCAAGAGGCATGAATGACTCTGTGTAATAACACCCTTCCACAATCTTCTCATCCCGATAGCCTTTAATATGTTTATCAATAATATCTTCAATGTCATGGAATAACTGTTCTGCTATCTTCTCAGTGCTGTCTTTCATTTAATCTATAGCCTCGTATTTCTTTCCTTCTTTAAGTTCAGATAAATGATACCAACTCCCTTCATAGTTCTGCCTACCACCTCCTCTTGTCAGTTTCCCAATAGTGACATCATCTTCTTTAAGAAGTGTTTTAAGTTGTTTAAAGGTTGGCTTGCTTTTATAAACAGCCACTAAGTAATCACCTTCTTGTTCATACGCATTAATAGATGCAGTTATTACCCACATGTGTCCTCCTTTATTCCAATAGTTGCAATGTTGGCTGTGGTGATGGCTATCCTACCTTCAATGTTTCTATGGCAATAATGACAGAGCCATCTAACGTCAAGGTGGTCACTATAGTCTTTATGGTGTGCTTCAACTTTAACCTCTCCGCATATTTCACATAAAGTCTTTTTAATTAATCCTTTCTTCACCGCATACCTAGTTCTTACTCTACAATTAACTTTAAACTTGTTTCTTATTTGACTTGCCAACTCACATTTTCGTTTAACAGATTTACCCTTACCCTGCTGATGTTCTTTGTTTATCCGTAAAATCCTTTCACGGTTTTCTATATAATATTTAGCAAAATACTCTGCTTGAGCTTTTTTGTCTCTACCCATTGGTTGTCCTTCGTCTTTAATGCTCATTTGGAGTCCTCTCTTTATCCATATCTCTCCTCTCGGTTAGTGTTTTCATTATGGTTTAATAGCATCCCAAACTGCATCAACACAATCACATGAATAATCTATAATATGTTGCCTAATACCATCCATTGTACTTTCGTTCATTTCTGGATAACCTTTTCTTTTTATCAGAGTATCCATTGCCATGTCTAAAACCCTTTCAACTGCTTTTGTAGCATCTTTATAATTATCATCTTCCAGTTCTATTTTCATTGTTTCTCCTTTGTGGTTGTATGCTTCTTTATCCTTCATTGGGCGATACCTCAGGTTTTAATAGATCACTCTGGCAAGTGCCTTGTATTTGTGATTCAGATTCTCGCTTCATAATGTCATAAATATTTCTTATGTGTATCAATGACATTCCTATCTGCACCATGCTATGCCAAGATCTATTATCTCTTAACATTTTAACTAACTCTCCTTGCATCACAAGTAAATCTCTTTTCTGTTGGCTCATCCCTCCACCTCCCGTATAATGTCTGATTGGGCGATTGCTTTGGCTAAATCATTACAATTATCACAGTCTTGCTTTTGTTTATGTTCTATTGTCTCGTATCTTGCCCCATGCGACCATTTATAAATTGACTCTGCTAAACTATTCTTATCCACCTCCAACCCCTCCAAGAATGTAACGAACTGGGCGTGCATGGCGTTAGCTCCAGTAACTCTTTCTTTGTGTCTTACATATTCATTTTCAGTTTTAATGCCAGCATTAATATCTAATACCTTGTTCTCCTCTGGCATCCCAGCTTTGGTCTTGGTCATGTCGTATAGATTCACCCCACCCCTCCTAGTGATTGGTAAGGGAGAAATCATTTCTCCCCAACCAAAAATAATAAATTATAAAAGACTAACTGAAAGACTTATTGCAAGACTTATTGAGTCACTAACTGGTCTTTCGGACGCTACATACCATTTAGGTATCAAGTGTGTCCTACTTGTTGACACTTACAGGACTACTAATTGCTTGACTTATTGCTTTACTAACAGCTTCTTTAATTGAACATTCTTTCCCAAAACTATCTTTGGGAATTGTAATCTTTAGTTCATACGGCATTTTAATAATCACCTCCTTTTCAGTTATTGTCATATGGTCAGAATCAAGTGAAAGTTTTTGGTTAAATCCAAATCGTTCCATATTATTATTAATTGATTTAATTATATTACATAAATCTTCCACAATCCCCTCCGTAGTTAGTGATTGGTTTCATTGCCCCTTGAGTAGCTCCCTAACAATACCAGCGATACATTTACTTGTTAATTCTATAGACATCATCACGTTGGCTTTCTTATTTGTTTCATAAAAAGATTTTATCTTAGATTCTATCTCAGCCTCATCAATATGTTTATTCCACCAATCTCTCTCTACTTGAATCCCCTCATTGTACCCATCAACATAAGGAAAGGATTGATTGTTTGGTGGTTCTTTCTTGGCTGGTGGTTTCATTCGTTATCCTCAAACAACTTTTCCATTTCATTAACATGGTGTTTAATCTTCTTGAATAACTCTTTTGGGTCGGGTGTCTGTTCATCTGTGAGTTCTAATAATGAATCAATATTACAAGGATTTGAGTGCCATTCATCGACTTTCTTCTCTAACCACTGGCGAACTCTTTTATCAACTTCTTCAGCAGAAATGTCTCCATATCTTATCTTCTCAGTAAGTGAATGTAGTTTCATAACCCCTCCTCATACTTAACAAGCTCCCCATACCCCCAATCAAGAACCATCTCAACCCCTTGATTTGTTAGGATAGATGAACCTGCAAACAATGTCTCAATGAAGTGTTTATCTGCCTTAACTCTCAGCTCTTTATCGCCATGCTCCTTGCTCTCATCATAAACTATCAGCCCACTGGAAAGCTCATCCATTGCCTCAATCAACTTAGTCATTGTGAAATAAGCATCTTCTAAATCCTTCTCATTTATCTTAAGAACATCTCTAGAAGTAATCCCTTGGATACTCTTTTCGTACCCTTGAATATCAACAATTGCCCTGAACTTATTAAGCTCAGTCTTGATCTCTTTCATTCTGACTATCTGATCTTCCTTGTCTCCCCAGAAATACTCTCTAACAACATCAGGCACCTCTGTTAGTGAAGGAATGAACTCTTCAATATCTACAAAGTATTCATAGACCCATGTATTCTGAAGGACACTTGTTTCACTTACATAGATCGCCAACCCTATCCCTGCCCTTTCCGTTGGCATTATCTTATGAATACTCCAAAGAGCAGGGTCATAATGTTTCTGGTCAATTAACATCTTAATCAACTTAACTGGATCTGTTTCTGTCTGCTTTGCAAACCATTCCTTCCCGAACTCACAAGATCCGAGCTCTTCTAAAAACTCTTGATTAACTTCTTTCACAATGACCTCCTTGGCTTCTCCCCAAGTTGGTTGGATTGTTGAAAATATAAAAACAATAATTATTGCGGTTACTTTCATTAATAATCTATCCTCGGATCGTTCCCTTCATCCCATCCAAACTCTATAACCCTTTGCTGCGTCCAGCCAGCCCTTGCTTTACGCCCGTC